ATCGGTGCTTTCCTCTTCGCGATACTTCGCTTCCACTTCCTTCACCTGCTCCAAGAACTGCTCCAGCATCGCCCGCGCCTGCGGGCCAGCGCGCTGCTTGAGCCGATCCAGCGCCTCTGCCGTCGTCGCTGGCCGATCAAAGCTGTCAGGCGGGCCAACCTCGATTCGATGCACCTTCGCCAAAGATACGAGAGCGTTAACGACGGATTGGGCTTGGGGGAATAAGCGTCGCCTGATCTTGCCCTCGGGCTGAGCTTGCGCGAAATTCAGACGTCCATGATAAGCGATATCCCCCATGCGCGCAGAATTCCGCAAGTACACCCGGCAAAAGATCATGACGCTACGCTACGGCGACAAACGGACCGGGGTTGCGGCTCGAGCCGGTATTCATGGACGCGCTCCGCATTCTCGCATACAAGTATTGCATCGCCGCCTCAGCTAGCGCTTGTCCGGCTGTCCAGGCAATACCGATGCCCCAGTCTATATCGGACTGATCGATCGTCGCGCCGGGCCCCCAGCGGCCGGCGGCGCGGATGGTGGCCAACCTGATGGCCATCTCGCCGGCACGCGCGACATATGGCTTGAGATCCGGCTCCTCGTCCATCTGTTGGTCACGCATATGCTCAAAATCGTGGTAGCACGCTGCCGCCTGCTCGCTCGCCCACGGCAACACTTCGGGCATAAAGGCGATTTCGGGATTATCGATCTGCAACAGGCTCTGCGGCCCTGACCAGAGATAAAGCGTCCGCAACGCCGCGCTGAGCTGCTCCGGTACCACGCTGGGTTCGAGTGCCGGCTTCACATCGCTGGCGTGCACGTTCGAATTGACCACCATAAAGCGATTGAGAAAGCCGTTGGCGACGCTCTCGCCCTGCAGCGCGCCGTGGAGTTCGTTCGGCGTCGACAATCCAAGGATGGAGATCGCCGGCGACTGGATGATTTCCATCTTCCGGCTGGCCCATTCCGCCGTCGCCATTGCCGAGAATGAGGTCGCCCACAACGTCCGCAAAATCTTGCTGATCGCATTCTCGAAGCCCGACGCTTTCTTGCTGGTGATACGGTGCAGGAAAGCGCCGTACTCGTCCTGCACGCACAGCGCCAGCGGCTTGCGCATGATGAAATTCACCACCGCCGGCATCGAAATGAATTCACCCGGCCCGATATGGCTCTGCGCACCCGCAGCCCGCATCAGGGCCCTGACGGCATCGATGAGATGCTGCTTGCCAGAGCCGGTGGGTCCCACCGGCACGACATAGAGGTGCGTCGCCGAGCGCGTTGGCCCGGCGACACGGCGGCCGATCAGGGTGCCGACCACCGTCACCGCGGCCCCCAGCGCCAGCACGCGGTTGGGCCGCCGCGCGGTGGCGATAATCCAATCGACGATGTCGCCGACCACGCCGGGCACGTGGGTGAATGGCTCCAGCGCCTCGCTGGCGGGCGCCGGTGTTTCGCACGACGGTGCGACGGGCCCGTGCTCGACGACGACGGCGTCGGATGCCTTGAACGCGATCTCCGGGCCTTCGGCGAAGCTGAGGCGCTCGCTGAGGAAGCCCCAGGCGGTGTTCAGATCGCAGGACAATGCCGCCATGACAAGATCAAGCGCAGTATAACCCTGGTCGGAACCGAAATCGCGAATGCCCTCGGGCACGATCTTCAGATTGAGGTGGCGCTTCTCTGGCGCCCGGCCAGTGGTCGACGGCCGCCAGGTCGCCACCGCCTCATAGCCGAGCCTGGCGCGGCGGCAGCGGTAGAGCCCGAGCGCCGGCACCCAAGCAGTAAGATCGGCTAAGGCCGCCTGGTTGAGGTGACGATGCGGACTGTCGTCGTCACCGACGCCGGCGCCGCTGCTGCCGCCGCCGTTGTCGCTGCGGGGCGCAGACGCCTGGTAGCCGAAGGGCGCCAGTGCCGTTGAGATCGTGGCCATGATGTCGGCGGTCAGCTCCGGCAGCTCGCTCGGCGTAACGTCCTCCAGCGCGCCGTTGCCGGTGTACACATAGGGCTGGCCGCTGTCGGGATGGATAGTCGGCGGCAGCACCGTCTGCCGTCCGGGACCGATCAAATCGACGACGCGGTAGCCGTCGATATTCCACGACATCGACGCTGCGATATGCGGCGCATAATAAAAAAGCGTCTCGCCCTTGGCACCGCGCTTCTTGATCGGCGTCGGCGGCAGCACCGCCATGATCGCTGCCATGATCGTCGCGTCGTCGGTGTCGATGTCGATCGCCACGGTGCCATGGCTGGCCGGCCCGGTGATGACGCCGACGCCGGCGTCGCCCGCCGCCCAGCGCGCCCGCTCGCTCGCCGCCGGCACGCCACGATTGAACCGGCGCTGCCAATTCGATAGACCGAGCCATTGCCCGGCCTTGAAGAAGCCGGGCCGTTTGGTGCCGGGCATGATCGGGATCGCCGGCGAAGCCGTGCGCGATCAGCCGTTCGCCCAATTCTGCATAGGCACCCACATTGCTCTCCTAAAATGGCGCTTCGTTTTCTAGGATCTTGCGGCGCAACGCCTGCTCGAAGCCGACCACAATGCGGCGCAGGAATTCGCGCCACTGCTCTGGGCTGAGCGCGGCGAGATCGGTGCTGCCGATCTCTTCCAGGTAGCGACCGGCATCGGCGCCGGCTTCGAGCGCGGCACCGATCTCGTAGGCGTCGAGAATAGCTTGCGGCATGCGGTAAACCCTCTTTGCTGCGGCGTGGCAGTTGTTGTCGTCGCAGAGCCAGATGATCGGGCTGTGCCCGCCGCCGTGATAGCCGAGCCACACCGCGCGCCGGTGGCACACGGCGCACATTGTCGGCTCCTTGGTGGCGAAGCGGTTGGTGACGTAGGCGGTCATCAGTACGGCACCTCATCGTTGATCGATGGCGGCAACGCCGGCGGGCGATACGCCGGCAAGCAACGGCAGTAGCGATTGATCTCGACTTTCGAGTCGTCGCGACGGCGCACGCGGCGTTCGACCACGTTCCAGAACTTGCCGTTACGGTTGACGACGATGGCGACAACGGCGTCGAGTTCGTCGATACGCTCCAACGATTGCGCCACAGTGAACGGCACCGGTGGGTTGCCGCCCATGGCGTACCACCAGCGCTCAGCCATCTCGCGCGCGTAGCCGGTGCGCTGCAGCGACACGTATTCGCTGAATGGCGATAGGCCGCAGAGATAGTCCACTCGCAACGACGGCGGCGCCGCCGGATCGGAGGCTTTGCTGTGCAGCCGATAACTCACGTCCGTCACCGACAGCCAATCGCTCTCGCCGGCGAGAATAGGTGTCCAGTCGGCGACGCTGGTGTGCTTCGGCTTGGGCTTTTCTTGCGGGAATTCATGGCCGCAGCACGTACACTCGGCGGCGCGCAGCCCGTTCAATTCATTGCAGTGCGGACAGCGCTTGGCCGCGACGCTGTCGGCTTTGACCGCCGTCCTGCGGTTGCCTGTGCCACCGTCAACACAATCGACGGGGCCGTGGCGCATGACGTTGCCGGCGAAGTCGAGCACCAAACAATCGTACTTGCCGTCAGCCTTGCGGGTGCCGCGGCCGACCATCTGGACATAGAGACCGGTCGACAACGTCGGCCGCAGCATGGCGATGAGGTCGACCGCCGGAACGTTGAATCCGGTGGTCAACACGTTGACGTTCGTGAGGGCGCGTAGCCTGCCGGCGCGGAAGGCAGCAATGATAGCATCGCGCTCGTCGGCCGGCGTCTCCGCCGTCACCATTGCGGCCGCGATACCCCGGTCACGCAAGGTATCACACACATGCTTGGCATGGCTGACGCTGGCGCAGAAGATGAGCCAGGCTTTGCGGTCCTGGCCGCGCATGATGATCTCGCTGACGGCGGACTTGACGATCGCGGAGTCGTCGGCGGCGTCCTCCAGCGCGCCGGCGACGAATTCGCCGCCGCGTACTGCCACACCGGACACATCGATGGTGGAAGAAGTCGCCTTCGACGACAGCGGCGCCAGCCAGCCATCGCGGATCCCGTCGGCGATGCTGTAGTCATAGACCAGCTGGTCGAAGATCTTGCCTGCGCCCTCATCCAGGCGGCCGCTGTCGAGCCGGTACGGCGTAGCCGTAAAGCCACAGACCCGCAGCCGTGGCTCTAGTTCACGCAAGCCATCAATCAGGCCGCGATATCCCGTCGCCGCTGTGAGGCACCAAGTGCGCCTCGTCGATAATGATGAGGTCGCGGCGTCCGAGTCGCTGCGGGTTGCGCCAGACGCTTTGAATGTTGGCAAGCACAATCGGCGCCCGCCAGTCGCGCCGGTCGAGCCCGGCCGAGTTGATGCCGTAGGGCGCATCCGGCCAGACTTGCAACAGGTGTTCGAGGTTTTGTTCCAGCAGCTCGCGCACGTGCACTAGCACCAGTGTGCGCAGCACCCGGTAGCGCGCGGCAATGTCGGTGATGAGCCGGGCGATCAGTACCGACTTGCCGGTGGCGGTGGCCAGCCCGATCAGGGGATGACCACCGCCCGCGTGCCAGAAAGCGTCAAGCGCCTGCAGGGCTTCGACCTGATATGGTCGCAGCTCAAACACGCTACGACGCCTTCTTTTCCCACGGCGGTTGCTTAAGGACGGATGCGGCGGCTGGCTTGGTCGTCGGCGCCATCTTCGGCGCCGCCGCCGGAGTGGTTGTCAGCGTCGGCTTCGGCGTCGGCTCCGGGTCCTGCAGTGGCCATACGCGCTTGACAAAGCTCTTATCGTCAAACTGGCCGTACTTGTCGGACTGGATACCGATCCGCACCTTCGCCGGCTTGAACAGGAAGCATTCCGGATCGGAAACCTGCTCGGTGATACCCAAGGCAACGCACAGGTCCTTGAGCTTCTTGCGGGCGATATCCTGGGTCTGAGGACTGGAATGCTGGTAGCACAGCGTCTCCCAAACCTGCCGGCCCTCATAGTCGCCTTCGCAGATCTTCCAGGTCAGCGCCAGCATGTGGCCGTCGCCAGATTTCGGCTGGCGAATATTGGCTTCGATGATCTGTGCGACGTAGTCGCCGGGCAGAATCAGCTCGAAGCTGGTGCCTTCCTGTGATTCAGGATCGAAGTAAAATGCCGATTCTTCACTCATGGTAGGAAAACCTCCGTTGCGTATTTTGATCGCACTACTGTCTTCATCCCGGTGCGACCTGCGGGAAGATCGGCGCCAGCGCGCTGCTGACGTCGAAATCTTTGCGACAGAGCATCTTCGCTGGAAGTTCGAAACGGCTCTTGGCGAGGAACGCCGGACGGCTCTCGAAGTGCAGCCAGCGTGCAGCGCCGCCGTCGGCGCGGTTGCGCTTCTTGTTGAAGCCGGCGTCCTCGCTCACAACGTTAAGGTCGGTCGCGAGGAAGGCGATGAGATCCATCTCGTCGGCGATCAGGCCGCGCGCTCGTTTGTGCAGGCGAAGCTGATAGGAGGATAGGCCGGCGCACGCGGATCGTTCACGGTTTCCACGCTGCTATGCGCCAGCAAAACAATCGTCATACCGCGCTGTCGGCGCAGCCAATCCAAGCCGGCGAGTAAATCGCGCCACCAGCGATCGGCGATGACGTAGCCGCGACCATAGCCGGGCGCCTCGATCGAAGGCCACTTGTTCGTGTCGCAGATATCGGCCCAAATCAGCGCTTCTAGTTTGTCGAGGCTGTCGAGCACGGCGGTCTGGAAACCGTGTGGCTCGTTGCCGAGCGCCGTAATGGCTTCGCGTACATCGCCGTAACTCGGCAGCAAGCCGAACGTCGCGAGCTTCAAGCCGGCTGGCGTGCCGTCCTCGGTTTGTAAAAAGATCGGCTTAGGAAATCTGCCGCCAGCGATGTCTTACCCGCACCTTCCTGACCGTGAACGAGCACGCGGGGCGGCCGTGTGGCGGCGCTTTCGTGGACGTTGGCGAGCGAGATCATGCCATCGTCTCCGATTTGACGAGTGCGGGCAGAGGATCGCGTCGCAGGAAAGTTGGAATTTCAAGATTGTCTGAGGTGTTGGGCGAAGTGGTGACCACCGGCGTCGCGTGACGGGCGGCAATAATGCTTTCAATCAGCGGCCACCATTCCTGTGGCATCGCCGCCAGCACTTGGTTGAGTCCGATGGCATTGAGGGCTCGAGTCCGCTCATTCGCCAAACTGGCTATCCACCGGCAATGATGTCCGTCCCGGTAAAGGTCGGTCGATTGGGCTTGCTAGGCTTCGGCGGCTGTCCGCGTATTGACGCCTCTTTCGAAGGCTTGGGTGGTGATAATAACTTAATTGCCTGCTCGATCGACTGCTCTGCCAAATCCGACTTGCAAGTCGGATTTGCCGCTACTAAGCGCGCGAGGCGCATATACCGTTCCGTCTGGCGCTCGCCGACACCACAGCGCTTAAGGAACTTGCCCCATTGCCGGTGCGGAACGAGCTTTTTCGCGATAATCAGTGTGTGCCCGGCATCGATTGCGCGATCAATCGCGTTGGAGAACACGGCAGTGATGCCGGCATGTGCGTCTCGAATGTGCTCGGCGAGCTCGTCGAGGGAAGGCGATTCTTGACCAGGGTGGCTTTCGCAGCCACCAACTGTGGGAACGTTCTTCCCATGTTGAGCACTCATGATATTCCCTCCTGAATTTGCCGGATCCCCTCTGGTGTCTGATTGGCGTCGGCAGAAATCCTTGCGTTCGGGGTTGGCGCGCAAATCCGTCTCGACACCGGTACCGGAGCGGGAATCCGAGCTGCATTTGGGACGGATAAGCGATTGTGAGATTGGCCGGCGGCACGGCCATCGTGTCCGAGCACAAGGTGTTGAGGAAAATCTGCGAACTACTGAGCTGCGAACCTAGTCAACTGATCCGAGAGACTGTTGTTGCGCCGAGCGGTGAGGTGCAGCTTTGTGATCAAAAACTCACGCACGGCGGGGCATAGTTCGTGGCGATGCCGTACGAGCGTGCGCAACTGTGCGGCAACCTCGTCGGTTAGGGCCCCACCATCGAGGCGGGCAGCTACACTCTCGGCGTGTTCGTCAATAAGCAGCGGGGGGTGCCGCTTGCTTATACATACTTGAATTTGGTCAGACTACGTCTCCATCTCTCGTGTACATCTGGAAGACTCCATTGCGGTGTGTGCGGTTGGCTACCGCACGGTTGAAACATTCAGATAAGACGGGCGGCGTTTCTTAAAGGCGCCGCCCACTGTCTTGTACCTGTCGCTGGACGGCCGGGTGGCGGCGCTCGGGCGTCGACGAGGTCACGTTCGACACGATCACCCTTGCTGAGATTCGAGCTTGGTCGGCGGCTCTTTTGAACTAAGGAGCTGATTTAGTGCTTCCGTTGTCACAAGCCTGCGTCCGCCGACTTTGATAGACTTCAACTGACCCCGACTGATCAGGCTATACAGGGTCGCCACACAAAGCCCCGTCAGCGCCGAGACTTCGCCCAGGCTGAAAGTGCGGCGATCACGAAGTGGGATTTCAGGTATGGCACACAATGCGCCATGTCGGATGTCCTCCAAGACTGTTAGAGAACATCTATTCGTGCCGGCAGGAATCACGAGAGCTCGCCACGCGCGGCGTCTGTCACTCTTCAAGAGTGATCATTATTTTGTTCTTAGGCTTGTTTGGCTTTTCGCAGGCGATTGTAGAGAGCCTTGATCGATATGCCTTTGTCGTATCCGGCGGCGCCGCCCTTCATGCGCTCGGCCGGCACCGTCCACACCTTGCCCGCCATGTCGACTTCGTCCCAACACGCGCCGAGCGCTTCGCCGCTCCGCGCCGCGGTGAGGATGGTGAATTCGAGCGCGCGGGCAGCCATGTTGTCCATCGCCCGCAGCCGGCGCATGAACGCCGGCACGTCGGCGAACGGCATGGCCGCGAAGTGCCCGCGCGATAGGTGCGATCGCTTCGGCAGCAGGGCGGCCAAGTGCCCGCGCCAGCGGAACGGGTTCTCGCCGGAGCAATGGCCGCGGGCCTTGGCGAAGTCCCATACCCGCTCGCAGCGGCCGCGCAGCCGGCTGGCCGTCTCCGGCCGCGCCTGCCACAGCGGCTTGAGCACGCGCAACGCGTCCTCGGTGGTGAGCGCGGCCACCGGCTTGTCACGAATGGCGGCGCAGTAGTCCAGGCGCGCCCGCTTGCTTAAGCCGCCCTTGTCGATCACGCCCAGCAGGGTCATGCGCCATTGCGCCAGGTGCTTGGCGCTCCGCCAGCCCGGCGCCATGCTGGCGATCAGCTCGCGGGTGGCCGCGTCGAATGTGTACTCCCCCGCCGCTGCGGCCCGTACCGTCTTCGGATCGCGGCCGGCCCGCACGGCGCGGCGGCAAGCCTCGGCGAGCTCGCGCGCCTCCTTGAGCGACACGTCGCGCACCGAACCCAAGCCGACGACGCGCTGGCGGCCGTCGCGCTTGTGCATGAACACCCAGCCGCCGCGGTCGGGAGCGTTGACTTGCAGATAGAGGCAGCCGCCGTCGCCGTAGCGGCGCAGCCGGCCGGCCTTGAGCAGGGCGGTGACGCGACGCGCGGTGAGCTTGGCCATGACGATCCTCCCTCGTGCAGCTCGCCGGCTCGCTCTTCTTCACGATGCCCTCCCGGCGCAGACCGCTGCCCGCTGGCGCGTTGTTTCTGCCCGCCGGGCCACTTGGACCGCCGTCCCTATCGCCCTCGGGCGGCCGCTCCGCCCAAGGCTCCGCCAAGCTGTCACCGCCAATGTCATCCAAGGTCGGCTATTGTGCAAGAGGCGGGTGGAGGAAGGGAGAGGAGAAAGGCCCGGCGGATGAGGCGAAACAAGGGCTCAAACGACACCGGCGGAGGAGCATGGAGGCGAGCAAGACGGTGCCCTGATCCGCCAAACGGTCACTCAACGCATCGCCAGCCCGCCGATAGTTCCGTAAGGTTGGCGAGGCTATGGCTTCCGCCCATAGCCGTTGGCGTGCCGCTG